TAAACTGGTATATGATGATGTGTATGTTGCACCATAATATGAACCTGGGTCGTATGCTTGTGATACGAAATCATCGTTTGATATATTTTCTCCCCACACTCTAACTTCATCTATTACACCATCAAAGTTATTACCTAACTTCATCGACCCAGACCCACCAACATACATAAATTGAGCACCGTTCCACAATGAACCACTAAACTTACCTACCGATGCAGATTCTTGAAAGAGAATTTGGTCACCGTCAGTTTGGATGATAGAAATATCATATGATTGACTGCGTAACATAATGTTAGTATAGTCATCACTAAAGAGTGGGAAATAACTACTAGTTGCGATAATTGTACGAGTTGAACCACTTACTACATGAATTCTACCGTAATCTAATTTTGATGATGATGGATGTGGAACTAAATCAATTGCCCAATTATCTGTTGTGAGTAACGATGAACTACGACGAGCAATCGGATTAAACGATAGTTGTACCGATGATGCCGTTATTGACCCCGATACAAATGGTACAGTAACGTAGTTTACTGCCGACCCAGTAAATTCTAACCCATATGTTAATTCATCAGAACGAATATAATTTCCAGATGCTGGGTGCGTAGTTTCCTTAATTTGAAGAGCTGGTGAATTGATGCCGTAAGTATTCAACAATGCATCAAATGAAGTGCGTGACCCCTTGGTTTTATTGAAGTATACCATACTGTGTAAGAAACGCTTCCATGTTTCTGCTACATAAGAACGTGACCCACTTTCACCACTAAATTGTGCATTAAATGTTTGAAGATTTTCAAGTGCATATACGTTTGGAAGTTTCAATCCAAATGATTGTGCCACTTCATACACTTGGTCCATTGAAAGGTCTTCTAACGGATTAATGTTTGTAGAATAAATGTTTGGGAATTGGTCAATGTATACTTTAATGTTATCAACTAAATGACCAACCATTTCAAACAAGGTTAAAAAGTCCGTAGAATCGGCATCTTCTTGAATATGTTTTGGTAAGTTTAAAACCAAATAGTTTGGATTATTATCATCATACCGTTGTGCAATACCAGTTTGTGTGGTTAACCAGTTTATAGCAGTAGTACTATATGGACTATATGGCGTTCCGTCAACTTGCTTTGGCCAAGTTCCAATAGGATTATATTCCACTTCTCCAGTTACATAGAATGCACTTGCTGAGTATGGGAGAGAACTTGTTGCATAATATAAGAATTGTTCGTAAGGGTCGAAATTACGAATGATATTTTCACGTTCTTTTAACTTAAATGTATTGGATATTATACTACTTGATATACTTGCGGAATCGTACTTACTTGCCGATGTGAGTTCGTCAATCTTTATAAGTTTTTCATTAAATGCTTGTAATCTCTTATATGCTGACCCAAAGTGTACGAAATTATTATAGTCGGTAAAATCTATATTGAGTTCCGATGCCTTGAAATCTCCAGTAAACCAGCGACGGAATGTTGCATCACCAAGCGCAATGGTGGTGTTATTTATTCTTTGTACTTCAGACCCCTGTTCTAATCCCAAACTGACCAAATTGGTGTTTGATGAGAACATTTTACCGTTTACATAATTTCTATCATCAATAATATACGGACGTAAAAATGGCGTACCGTCACCCAATGGTCCCAACACAAAATTAACAATATCAACAACAGTTTGTGCAATTTCTCTACTGACAAACGATGGTGTTTCAACTGTAATATCTTCGTCAAGTGGTTTGGTGAGTTTTAATTGAATTGACCCAGTATCTTTTGGTGCAATACGCCATGCTTCTGCGACATATTGTCGGTCATCACCAAAGTTAAGTAATGTCTTGTATTCTCTATTCTCATCAAAAAATGTCAGTACCTTTTCACGAACAACTTGACGTGCGGTTGCAGATAGTGCATCAAATAGTTGAACGTTCGCAGTAGATAAACTAATACGAATTGGAATATTAATAAGTGCTTGTTCTTGGTCTGGAGAACGTGATACTGACTCGTTTTGCTTTGAGGTCCTGGGTGTTCTGGTGATGTTATACCATTTGGACTATTTGATGTACAAAATAATGCGTCCGCTAATGTTTCACGAACAAGACGTGCGATAGCTTCTTCAGTTGATACTTGATTTTTATTACGTGCAATATCTAGTGCTGTTCTGGAGTCATATAATCGTTCAATTGACCGTCTGCTATCACTTCCAGCGATTGCTTGACTCGTAATATTTGGAAAATCCGCACGGGTCATTTTCCACGGCGCAGCGTTATCTTCTCTATTTGCTTGTGCGTTTGATTTTAAAATATTAGCTATCGCTACGATACCACTTATAACTCCCGCGTATGGTAAAAGGAAGTTTGCTATCCCGGCTGCAGCCGATAATCCAGACACCGCTACTGGTGCTGTAAATGTTAATCCTGCTGTTAAAGCTAATCCGCCTTGAACACCGGTTGCTATCACACCAGCGGTAGCAGCTGCATTTGTTAAGTTATTATTAGCTACAGCTCGTTCTGCTTCTAATTGTAAATCCTTTACATATTTTTGTACTTTGTCAAGTTTAACGGCACCGTCACCAAAGAATTTTGGGTCAGTTAAACTATCAAATAAAATTCTAATTTTACGTTGCTTTTCTCGTAAATCTTCTGCGCTGAAATAGATTTCGTATGCTTTTTGTTGTAATTCAATACGCTCGTCATCAGTGATATCGGTCGGAATACCCAACCCATACATAAATCCTTTACCATTTGAGGTAATTTTTTTGAAAATTTCACTTTGACTATTGACAAATATTCTATGACTCATTCAAATTCTCTTAATTTTGAGTATCAGACTGTCTTCCATCTCCACCACCGCCGCCTTCGCCGGATGAATCAGATGATGTATCTCTAACAATAAATGTTATACTAGTTTGTCGTTCTGGTCCTGCGGTAATGGTAACCTTTGTTTCTCCTGGAGCTATACCTCTAATAATTCTTGGGGTATATGGGTTATAGTCTACTTGCGTATTTTCTGGTTCTTCCACTTGTACAATACTCATGTTAATTGACCTCCAAATAACATTTACATCCTTTTGTGGTGATCCAGTTTCATCGTATACGGTAATATCTATTTGTACTCTTTCGCCTGGGTCTATTGTATATGTAGTTTGTGGAACCGTTATGGTGTTTTTTAGGTTTTGTTGCGATGATGTCGGTGGTATAATTGGAAAACTACCAGACTTAATATCTAAACTTATATTAGGATATATTACTGACTCCGGAACATTTTCTATTTCCGGTGGTAAGTCGATTTTTACCAGTACTACGCTACTACTAGTTGGTCCCAACACTACATTTCCACTAGGAAACTTTAAATTGGCGCCGTTTGTAGGATTTACTACTTGTATCCACGGTACGGTAGTTGTTATGTTCACTGTAATTGGTACGGTTTCATCTGAATTATTCATTACTAATGGAATATCACTAACCGATGCAGTATTGAAATTATAATTTCTTATGTATTCTATACTACTAGTGGTCATTACATATGAAAATTTTTCACGAATATTGTAAGTACTCATATTAAGTCAAACCGATAATTTTGTGGATTTTGTGCTTCATCAGCTAGTGCTGCATCGTATGCAATATCAATTGCATCAACTACATATTGTGATAATTCTGTTTCTGTAAAACTAGTACTACCAGATACGAATATCATATCCTCTACTGTTTTTAATGCAATAGGATATGCATCATCCAACACATTTTGCATAATAGTATTAATACCAATACGACTTCCATCATCATCATCAAAATTATATTGAACTAATTTTTGTCCCGACCCACTTGAAAAATTTTGATACAGTGAAGAACTATCAATTTTTACTGGGCTGGTCGGAAGTGTCAAATCATTCGCACCTTCTTGATTGAATATCTGTATTAATATTGGTCTTACAAATTCTACTGGGATTTTTGGTATTGCAAAGTTTTTTAATTTTCTTATTTGTGATATATCAGTTAATTTTAATTCTACTTCAGTACGTGATGTAGAGATTCTATTTACTTTAAGAATTCTATCGTTATACGACCCAAGTTCATCGGCAAAGAAATTAAGTGTGACACCATATTGTCCAGAAGGTAATTGTAAACCTTCGACTTTGGCAAAATCAATATATAATAGTTTACGCGAACTATTATCTTCATATTGTAATGTTTCTACATAAATTGACCCACTGACATTTTTAACTACATCAGAAAAAATAAGTGAGTTATCTGCTAGACTATATAAATTAACTTCTACCGTATTTTGTAATAAAGCCTCGGAAAAATCCGCAGGAACTTCCATATCCAGTAAATCGTCTTTCGTGTTTGCGATAGTACGAGATACCAAATATCGTGTGTATGAATTTGATAATTCTTGAATATTACTTTGATAATTTGTTTGATTTGCCATCAGTCTAGCTCGTCAAAATTTTTATTAATTCTGTTTAGCCACACATTATAGTTTAGTTTTTCTTTATAAATTGGAGTATAATATACACTACGGTCTAATAAGTTTGGCTCTGGTACAGTTACCGTTTGTACGGTTGCCGAATAGTTTGTATAGATTGAAGAACTTTGGCCAGACGCAGATACATCTACCAATGATAGTGATATATCAATTTGGTCCTTGTAGGCTATACTTGAACTATCTGGGTTTATACTACTTGATAAAAATGTTATTCCCATAAACTATTCAACTTTAAATATAGTGTCAGTATCAATTATTCTTAAATAACTTCCGTTTACAACTTTTAGCTTCAATGTATAAAATCTACCAGAATATAACGGTGACGTATCAAGAATTACATACGACCCAGTTGTATCTGTATTTACTTTACTATAATCGTCAAATGGTATAACCGTGGTATTACTTTGTACATCTACAATTGAGAAATATGATGAGGTTGGCAAATAATACTTGTTCTTGTATCGTAACACGGAGTCAAATGACTTAAGCGGATATTGATCTCGAACAACTAGTGTTACCTTATCTACATCACCCTTTGTGTATGTTTCTCGTAAGTTAGATGCTACAATTTTTACATTTAATGATGGAATTGGAAGCAAACTTCCCGTGGTAACTGTTTGCGTATCCCATACAATTTCAAGTGTTGGTTGATGAATTGTATGTGTTTGTGTTGAAAAGAATTTAATATTTCCTTTGTTCAAACTATCTTGTTCATCTACTACTGGAAATTGTAATGCTAATCCATAAAAGGTATTTTGTAATGATTGGCTGACAAATGGACGTAAAATATTTGTTACATCCAAACGAATATCTTGTAATGGATATGAAGATAATATGATACTTTGGCTAGTAGAACCGGTTAAGAAATCCCCACCGGCGTTACTCCAAGATACAGCGGATTTACATCTTGCCCAAGAAGCACCATCTTGTGGATTTTCTGTTTCTTGGTAGAAGAATCCACTTCCTTCATCCCACGAACGAGATACTTGATAAACTAAAATTTCTTGATTTCGTTTTATATTATCCGCATTTGCTAATCTTAAATTTAAAAAATAACTAGCAGTCGCAGGAACACTTGCGGTAGTTGGTAATTCAAAGTATAGTAAACTACGAGCCGAACCCGTTGCATATGCGGCAGAACTGGTTGGTTCCGATAAGTTTATAACTTTACCAACTTCAATTACTTCATCCAATCCAGCGTTATTGTTTATATACGCTTGATAAAGGGTGGTATCCTTACTGGCGGTTAATATATTTCTCATTGGGTAGCATTTCCTATAATATCAGTTGTTGGATATTTCAACTCAAAGATACTTGGGTCGAGACTTGGATAGATAACCCCATTAATTGTTGCTTCATCAATATCATATCGATATGGTTGGTATCCAGTACCATCTTGATATTGGTATTTGTTGAAGATACGAACATTTTTTACTGTTTGTACGCCTTCTACTAAACCAATATTATACATCAAATCTGCTAAGATAATCGGTTGATTGATATTCCATTTGTTGATATCAAAGAAATCTTGTATTGCACCGATACTTCTTGCGAGAACGTCATTAACATTATAATTTCTTAATACCGAAATGTCAAATTGTACCCCGATATTGATGATAAAAGCGTCAAGAATATTTACGTCATCCGTTAATAATCTAAACTGTTCAAGATATCTTCCTAAATTTTCTTTTACCACGGTATTAAGTGTTGTTAAATTACCATTTGTATCATATCCTAATGTGTACAAATTAATAGCATTTGGACGAACCGGATTATCGACGTAAGTTCTTTCGTTAGCTGATGCTAATATTCTGTTGATTTGTTCATCTCGAACCGCAAATGTTTTTGCGACACGACCAAACTTAGCAGGTAATGCGTATGACCGCACTGCATAATCTTCTACAGTAACTACACGACTTTGTGCGTTAAAATACGCGAGAGCATTTTCACGAATTTCATCTATAGATTCACCGTCACCGCCACCGGTAGCCGGTAAATCATTATTAATGGTCATACTTTGTACGGAAGCATTAAATGTTGTTAATTCTCCGGCAGTATAATCAGTAGTATCGTTAAACGTGTTTAGTTGTGATACCGAGGTAATCGTGTTTGATGGAGTGTTGGTAGTTACCCCACCGCCGACCAAGTAAGTTACAGTTAATGTAATGTTAGCAGGTGCGATGCCGTATGCGTTACTGTTTAGGAAATTTACATTATTGATTGCTACGTTTCCCAATACATTTTCAATCGTACTACCATATTGAGAATTTGCAACTTGTCTAGAATCTAATGTGGTGTTAAGTTCTGCTTCGTTATCTGTACCAGAACCAAATACTAATTCCATACGAGAATTTCTATTTAGTCGTGTGACAAATCTACGGGGAACTTTACGTAGTCGTAATTTGGATGAGGGTAGAACCCCAGATTCTCCATTTGCAGTAACGTCCAAATCATCCATAATAACGTCTTGTGCCAAATAATCAACTTCATACCAGGTGTTACCATTAGAATCTACTACACTTTCAATTCCAATTACATTTTCTTCTGGCATCAATACCGATGTAAATCGTTGTGGACTACCAAATGTAAATGTAGCGGTTCTTTCTTCTGCCGCAACCAGTGGTACTGGTTTATTAATAATAAAAGTGTCAGGGTTTCCGCCAGAAAATGTATTAACTATATAATTTTCTGAAGTAATATCAGAAAAATCAACATCTTCGGTTAGTCTGAATGTTATTGACGTTTGACCAGTAGATGCGAATGTACTGCCTTTTGCGACTTTTACTAAATATTTTGGGTCTGGGATATATACACTTCCTGATAATACAGCTGGTGCTAATTGATATAATGTTGCAACTGTTGTAGCTGGGGAGACTAATTTTGGTTTATATCCTAAAAATTGTGCGATAGAAATTACATTTTCTTGTTGTTCTGCGTACGCAAGTAAATTTTCTTTGAAAGAGTTATCAATATAAAATGAAAGAACATCCCCAATATAGGATGCCATTTCAATAAACATCATACCAGGAGACGTTTCATTAAAGTCGGAGTATGAGTTTGGATAGTATGCTTTAGCAAATTCTATTAAATTTTGTCTAAAGTCGGTAAACGTCTTTGAGACATAATTAATTTGCTTTACATTTGGCCGAGGTTGTATAGTTACTGATTGATTACTAGCCATTTGCTACTCCATTTTGCATTTGAATTCTTCTAATACGACGAGCATCCGCAACTTCTGCAGCGTAAGCACTTATACCTTGAGATGTTGTTGGTTCTTGTGGAAATGAAACCGTTTCTGCGCCCAATGCATCTGTTAATATACTTATTTGGTCAGTAACATTTTGGTTATTTCTAAATCGATATGTACATTTAATGTTGATGATATTTTCTTCGTTAGTTTGTGTAATTTCAAAATTCGTTAATTCTATAAAAGGTAACCAACGGTCAACCGCATCTGCTACTGCCAGACGAGCTTCTTCTAAAGTATCGTCTGTTAAAGGATTAAATAGCACTCTCCATAAATCGCACCCAAGTTCTGGTTGCCCAACACGTTCACCTTTCTTTGTAAGAATCAAATTCTTAAAGTTAGAACGAACTTGTTGGATTACTGTGGTAGATTGGTCGAACATTCCCGTTTGTCCCAATCGTACTGGTAATGTGATGCCGATAAACTTCTGAGCCATCTAAATCTCCGATTAGGTCAACTTCATTGCTTTCATCAACGCCGAATAATCTTTATTAATTGCTTGAAGTGCTGGATTATCTGGGCTAATTCCTTCTGGCACCGTTGGCATTACTGGACCAACGTTCTTTGAAGTAGCCGTAATGGTGTCACCCAAACGTTCTAATCCCATCATTTGAGCAAGTTGATTACGAGACAACTTTGGTTTAGCAGTTGCTACTTCGTTAACTTTATTTGATTGGGTTTGTTTGATTTCTGCAACAGCTTCACCGAGGATTTCTGGAAGAATCTTCTTTACTGCTTTTTCTACAGATTCTTCAATTTGCTCCTTGACTAATTCTTTTACATAAGCTCTAAACAATGCTTTGTCCATAATATTACCCTCTATCGGTTATTGAATCTTCCAAGAACTTTATTTTCTTGATTTTTTAACGATTGTCTGTACTTGAATGGGTTTTCTTGCTTTTTAAGTTTTTCATCCAACGCCTTCATTGATGCTTTTTGACGTTGTTGTTTTATTCTGTCTATTTTCGTTTCTATATAATTCTTAATTTGACCATATGAAGGTATTCTTGGTCTAGGAATTATAGTAGATGGTGTAGACGGAAGTGTTGGTAAAGCAGGCAACCCGTTCAAATATGTTGTTGCTGCGTTACTAGTTCTTGCTCTAACTTGGTCTAAACTTCCAGTTGTGAACAATCTATCTGGTAAAACTGTATTTAGTATAGCAAATTCTGGTATTTGTGGTGCATTTACTGTTGGTATCTGACCCGTAAACGATTGAAATGATGCCGATATATCACTAGCGTTTACTGGTAGTAAATTATTCGGTACTCCTCCCACAACATTAGGTAAATCTATTGTTGTTGGTACTTCTTCTATTTCTTCTCTAAGTGGATTATTTATCGGTAACAAATTACTAGGTATTGACATAATTATTTGTTATCTTTAGAGGTGAAATTAGTAGTACTATTGAATATAGCTGATTGTGGAATGCCCGGAACACCTAATTTTAACCTTAGTTCAATCAACTTTCTTAATAACGGGGTAGGATTTAATGTAGTTATAGACGTTATTAAATCATCCGATAACAGTTTCATTAAATCGTCTAACCATTTTGCCAACTCGCCACCCAAAACCATCGGTTGTGTTGTATCGTTTGGTGACGCACCTATAAATATCTTTTGACCCGATATTACGTAGTTTCCAGACGATGTTAACGAAATATCTCGTCCAATATTTAATGAAAGTGACCGACCATTAAATATTATATCTCTTGGTGTAGTTAATTTTATATCACTGTCTGCAGAAATTAATACAGATTTTGCAGACGATACGGTAACAGATTCTACTGCACTTAAATTAATCTCTTTTTTAGAAAATAAAGATAGTTCATTAACTTTACTATTTAAAATTACTCTATCAGAGTTTACAAATATTTGTGCCCCAGTATACTTCGTAGAATCTGATGTTTCTGCTCCTCGTAAATGTGCATCATATCCTTTTGTAGCAGGATTTAATACGATTTCTTCATCTACAACCATCCAAATACTACTCTTGTCCTTATTAATATCTTCGTAAGTTAATCCATACGGACCACTTGCAACTTGTTCCTGCGTTCCATCATTATTAAGGTCGATAGATGTAACTTTATTTGGACTTTGCCCGACACTTAACAATAAATTTGGTTGTGGTGCAGAGGTGGTTGGATTACTAAATAAACTAGAACCAAACCGAACAGTGTTTCCAAATCGTCCATTGATGATTAAATCGCCCTCATTTGGACGAACCATACGAACATTTGGGTTTTCACTGAACTCATCACCCAAAGTAAACTGTTGTTTCATCCCCCACGGTCTGTATGGAGTGCCGCCTTGCGCAGCCAACTGAGCTGCATCACCTTTGTTTTGTGGGTTTACTTGGGGTGAAAACCGTTGACTCAATCCAGGCCAAGAACTTTCTGTGGTCTTGTTGGTCGTGTTAATTCTACGTGTATAAAACAATCGACCTAACGAATAAAATACAAGTACGAGTTCATTTTTTAATGGATATTCTCGTATACTGGAATCTATCGGGGCTACCCAGTTTAATTCTTCTTTTGGAACCCCGCGGTCGCCGGGTATAAACCGCACTTGAACCATACCTACATTATTACCATCCGGCGCATATAAAGGGTGTGATTCATTTAAGATAATATCCTCTACCAATCCATCTTGGTATGGAGTTGGTTGCGTAACAGCAAATCTTGGGAACTGTGACGCTCCCAGTTGGTTAATATCTATGTTATATGCTGTAGGTCCAAATGATGACATTTAATTTTCCGCAAAAACGTCATCCAAGTCCTTCACATCTTCTTGAAGTTCTTGGATTTCTACCTTAATATCACCTAACAAGGCTTCTTTTTCTGATTCTGACAATAATCCTTCAAGTGAAGCATTAGATTTGACGCCAACAGACACAATTCGTTGTGCAATTTGTGCTACACGGACCAAATGTTCGTCATTTTTAACGTTGACTTCAATGAATCCCTGCACAATAGGTCCAATCACCGCAGCATCTTCTGGTGTGCGAATGAGTTGGACCATTTTCATAATAAACGAGTTGATTTGTGCCCGCTTACTGTCTGTATTTTTGTGTATTTCTGAGAAAATATCAGCTAGACTTTTCCCATCGTACAGTTCGGAA